CACCCACCGCTTATATTCATGCGTATCTGTTGAACTCTAAAATGTTTGACGCATACTTTGATTCAGACGCTTTCTTTGCGCTTGGCGATATGCAAAAGATTAGTGGTTATGCTGCCAGTTCTGCAAACATTCTTTGCCGTACTCAGTTGACTACTCAACATCTCGCTTCTCATGGAATCGTTACTTTTACTACACAAGCATTATAGAAAGGAGGATAATCTATCATGGCTAAAAATACTATTTTACAAAGTCTTAATGACTCGGACAATGTCGCTGACTTGAATTCGTCCAATCGTAGACAGGTTCAAACCTTTATTGCTGGTGCTGCAATTGCTGCTGGTGATGCTGTGGCTCTTGATTTGTCAGAATCTAATGACTCTGACAAAGCATTGAAAGTTGTCAAGTGTGACACTGCTGCTCAGTTCATCTTTGTGGGAGTCGCCTTAGAAGCGGCTTCTGCTGCTGGTGATTCAATTCGAATCTGTATCTCAGGTTTGTGCGAATGTAAGGTTGATTCCTCTTGCGCTGCTAACTCTTTGCTGATTGCCAGTGTAAGTGGTGGAAAACTTGTTCACTCCGTAGATAAAAAGGCAGCACAACTTTGTGCTATCGGTACTGAGGCGAAAGGTTCAGAAACACTTGCGACAGTCTTTGTTATTCGACAAGGCTATTAAACTTCTTAGGTAGGTTTTAGTGTCAGGTGTAAATGGATACCCATCCTGTCCTGCACTATTACCTCCTTGCGGGGGTTTTATTTAAATTTTTATAGGAATCTTTTATGGCAAATCTTGGAGAAGTACGAGAGTTTATAGAAGCCACAATGGACTACGCTCCTGCGTCTGATGACTTTAAGGACAAAGTTCATAGGATTATAAACACTCAATATTTTAATATCTTTACAGCCAAAGCGTATAACTTCGCTCAAAAGGAATGTAAGGTTAAGGTATATAAAGACCATGCTTTTGCTACAGGGGGTGCTATATCTTCTACTCAGTTGACTGCTCCTTCGGGAGAAGTGTGGCCAGCATGGTGTGAAGGTCAGGAGGTTTATTGTGATGATGGGACAAATACATTTGTTTTAGAAATCACTTATAGGCTGAGTGATACAGTGGTCTATTACAAACTTCCTGCTCCACAAGTGACAACAGGTGGTGGCTATGTCTTCACTACAAGGAATAGATATGTTGATTTACCACACGATTGTGTTGAGGTCTTAAATGTTTCTCGCAGAACAGATGAGATTGTAACAAATAGAGTGGGGAAATATATTGCTCTCAGTAGATATGAAGACGAGTGGCATAACCTTCCTTTAGGTGAGACTGGTATTCCACAATACTGGGTGAACTACGACAACCACCATCTCCCAAGTCCCGTTAATGTTTATGCTGTAGCAAACTCTACCACTTCAGGCCAAGGAATAAGGACTGTAGAGATAGCGGTACAGTATATTTATAGAGGGGCTAATGATGATGATTGGGACGAGAGTGGGTATCTCGTTGGCAAAAGATATAGTGGTATATCTAAATCAACATCTATAACTCTGACTGATTCAGAGAATATTAGAATCACCACTTCTTATGGTGGTACTCCACAACAAGGATTATATTGGGCTATCCTTTGGAAGGCTCCCGATAATGGTTTTAAAAACTGGAGAATCGCTGCAGAGGTTGGCACTTCTTTAACCAATACAGACTTTGATATAACGCTGGAAGAGTTGGGAAGAAATAAAGTTATTCAGTTATATCCTCGGTCACCTGAGAATAACGGCAATACAAAGAGGATGAGATTATATCCAAGGCAGAGTGAAGATATAGAACTCCATGTCAGATATGTTTTTAAGCCTCCTTCTCTCGCAGAGGATGAAGATAATCTTCAGATACCTTCTTCTGCAGCGACATATGCTATTGGATATGGAGCATTGGAGAACCTCGCTATCATGACAGATAATGATAGCAGAGCAGTTTATTATCAAAAGAAAAAAGAACAAGCGTTGGATGAATTGGATTCACATTTCTTAACCTCAATGAGCAGACGGTATGTGAAAGATATGATGCCAACAAGAGGTAGACAGGCCATTATCTACACCACTTTATCTACAACATAAGGAAGTAATAAATGAGGGGAACTAAAATAGATGTTACAAACTTGGGTGGTGTTGATGAAAGACAACCACAGCAGAAGCAGTTTGCCGACTCTATTACAAATATGAGGATAGACCCTTTCACTGGTGGTTGGGATTCTCGCATTGGCTATGAGAAGTTCTTAGTAAAAGAATCTGCCTTTGACCCTTGGGGTTCTGACAACAGAATCGACAGCATTTATTATTGGAATAAAAGAGGCGGTGCTTTAGACCAACTGGTATATGAGACAGGTGGGAGTATAAAAGTCTGTCATGATTGGCAAGGGCCACAAGCCAGTTCTTTCACTCTTCTCACAAGCACTACACCCGTATCGACATCTACTACGGCGTATTATACGGAGTTTGGAAGATGGCTTATTATCACTACTGGTGATGGACAACCATTAAAATATGCTGGCTGGCCTATTCCTCCTGCTACACAAGCAACCAATATCCCGAAGTATAATCTCGGCTTTCCAGTAAGACCGCATCCCCCTCGTCCTCGACAACCTGAGACTGACCCATCAAAACCACGGCCTACTGGTGGTTCAGAGAATAGTTTATTTGTTAGAAATAATAATACGAGAGGCCAAGGATTAGGTTCAAAGAACGCAGAGGATACAAATAACTTTATTTATAAAGTTTCTTTTGTCTCCAATACAGGCTCAGAGTCTCCTCTCTCTGATGAGAGCAGACCAGCAGAATGGACTACTGCTGGCGATGCTTCACCCACCTTCTCTTATATCTTTGCAATCGCTGTAGAGATACCGAGAGGGCCAAGGGGTACGGTAGCAAGGAGACTATATAGAACCAGTAACAATGAATCCACCTTTTATCTGATAGATGAAGTTAAAAATAATGTTGATGAAGTCTATCATGATGTCAGAAGATTTAATACCTTCGGTTCTTTAGAGCCAGCACCTACCGCTTCAGTAGAGTTTCCCGCAATAAATGCTCGGTTTTGTGCTACATTTCAATCCTGTCTTTTCCTTGACGGAGGAGAAGCAGAAGATACAAGGCTGTATTATTCCAATCCTTTAAAGCCTGACCAGTTCTCCGCATTAGATTTTATGGAACTTGGGAACACAAAAGGTGGAGGAATAAGAGGTTTAATAAATTATTTTAACTTCCTTGTAGTCTTAAGAGAGAGGTCTATAGACGTTGTTATCGGGACTTATAGCACAGGTTTTAAAATCTCTCCTATCCTTCAGGGTATCGGGTCTACCGCTGCAAACAGTGCAGCGATTATCCCTGATTTAGGAGTAGTCTTTGCTACATATAATGGGGTCTATTTGTTGTCAGGGAATATGGAATACTCAGATACTCCAAAGATACAAAAGATTTCTGACCCAATAAAGAAGAAATGGAAGAGAGTTAATAAAGACCAACTGACGAGAGCAGCGGGATGTTACTCTTCTAAGTACAGAGAATATCATTTATATGTCTGCACCTATGGTTCAAGTATTCCGAATCTCGGTTTAATCTTTCATCCTGATTCTATGACATGGAGTTTTAGAGAAGGCTTTCCAGTCTCCTGCGTAGATACTGACCAGCAAGGAAATATTTTATTCGGGCATAATGAAGGAGCAGCCGAAAGTCCTGTTCAGGCTGGAGTCCAAGTCATATCAGGGCTGAGACAAACAGGTAGCACTTTTGCAGATGATACTCTAACTCCTAATGGTGCGCCTACATTCACAATCAAAAGTCCTTGGCTTGACTTCGGTGATGCTCAGGTAAAAAAGAAAGTAAGACATGTGGCTGTTCATCTTTATACGACAGGGAAAGGTGCTACTCTTCAGATGAAAATAAGAAAAGATTTTACCTACTCGGCTGATGATATGGCTACTCATACAGCAGAGCGTCCTGAGTACGCAAGCCAACAAGTTTATGATGTCACTCTCTTAGATGGGACAAAGACTTGGGAAGATAATCTAATCACTACAGTAAGATGGGATGTATACGATGCTTCCTGTTCTCATTTCCAATGGGAACTCACTGGTACAGATGATGTGATTATCGTGGGATACGAGATATTATTCACCGCCAATCAAACGAAGATGGTGAAGGGGAAGAATCCATGAATAAAGATTTTTTAAAATGTAAGAAGAGATATGGACACTCTGCTAAACACACGCTCGACACTGTCCATGAGTTGAAAGGCTCTGTTGCCCTATCTTTCGAGGGTGTAGAGGGTGACAGGACAGGACAGTCTCTATATGAAAAAGATAAAGATAATCCCTTTTTGTATAGAGGACTAATACACCTAACCAACGACTTCGATTTAGGAGAAAAAAGGAATACTCTTCCTCTCTCCGACATTACTCCGTCCTGTCCTGTCCAGTCCAAAGGAGGGAGCGAATGAAAAAATGGACAGAGAAAGAGCCGAGAGCAGACCATCTAATAAATGCCG